GGCTGCGCGATGGCTTGCTAGCTGATGATAGACGGCCTGATGTTTCATAAATAGCGCCGCCTGCAGAAGTGTTAGCGATGTAATGCGTAACCTGAAATTTGCGCTTAAACTCTGCGCCCATGACTTCGCCTTTAGTGTTAGCGCCTTGTCGATAGATGATGCCTTTTGTTACCTCGGACTGGTCGTAATTTGGAAAGGCCCGGTACTTAGTCGTTGCAAAAGACTCAAATGATCCAGTCCAGCCGCTAAGCATTTCGCTATTACCTGGCGCTAATGCGCGAGACTTATCGCGTATAGGCATCATGGCATTTTTTATCTGTGTGTTCATTTGCTTAGCAAGATCGGGGTTAAATTTGCGCATGTCTTTAAGCGTGCTTTGTACGCCTGTTATGTTTACTGGCACGTTCACGCTCCTTCGCTCGATCGTTTAACACTTGCAGTACTGCTTTAAACATAACCTCATCCATAGCCAGGACTTGATCGGGGCTAATTCCCAACTCGATGGCTAAAGAAGCCACTAAGTAAGTAAATGAACCCCGATCTATCCTTTTGGGTTTTCATCCTCGAGTACCTCAACCGAGATAAGCGAGGAAAGAAAATCATCTCCAAATGGCGGGATTACTTCGGTACGCATTAGCGCATTGTGAGCCAGCCAGTACAGGTCGCTATTCTTTTCGTGCTCGCGTAGCTGCTTGTATAGGCCTTGCCCTGCGTACTTTTCAAACGCGACTTCAACCACCGGGGTAATGCTCACGATGCTTTCCCCAGTAGCCCTTACGATCTTTAGTCTTGCCATTGTTTGCCCCTTTAGTTAATTAAAATGGTGTTGTAATTGAATAAGCAACTGCAGATGTGCATGTGAAAGTCATAGATGAGCGTGCAAAATCCTCTGGCCCGCCAGTACCTACAGGTGTCAAATTGTTTACCAAAATTGACATTGTGTAAGTTGGATTTGTTGCACCAACAGCTGTGCCTTTTACAGGTATAACTATTGCAGTAACGCTTGTGCCGTATGCGGCTTGCAAGGTTGCCTGGACTTTTGCAGCTGCCCAGTCATTTAAGAAATCCACAGTTAGTGTTGAGGCTTCCAATCCACGACTAAATTGATGAGACTGCGCCCCCATACTTGTGGTTTCTACTTCGTCAAATGTCTGCGTAAGAGTAATGCTCGTTACGTACTCGCTAAGGTCTACGGTGGCAATTTTCAGGCCAACGTTATTATCTAGATAAATTGCCACGTCTTATTCCTCATCCTTCTTAGTAGTTTTGCCCGGAATTGGCAGACCAAGTTTTTTTAATACTTCGATGTCTGCCTCGGTTATCTGTTGATCTGCCATTTTTAGCTCCAAGTGGTTAGTACGGTTATTGATAGGTCTGCCATAAGCAGGCTCCCACTTTCAGCGTTTAGTACTGTAGGCGCTGAAATTTGGGTAACGCTAAATACGATCGCGCTATTTGCTAGCTTGTTAAATACGGCGATCATTGTTTCCTCGATGCTTTGAAATGAACCCTGGTTATCAAATGCAGGCACCGTCATAGTTATTTTAAAATTTGCTTGTGGCCGAATAGCCACCTGGTTAAAATGTCCGTTAGCAGGCACGATGTAAGGGTCTCCCGCTGAGACAATAACGCTGTTAGCCAAAATAGTTGCGGGCGGGTAACTAAAAGTTTGCCAGACTCCGGGATTATTTATGGCGCTTGCAATAGTGCTACGCAGGGTTGTAATGGCAGCGGTCATAATCAGCCCACCATTGATGCGGGCGATAAATAAGGGGATAGCAAGCCTCTAATTTTGCCGATCATTGTGTTACCCATGCGGTAAGGGCTTGGCCCCATATCGACCGATACGCCGCCGCTCTGGCTGACTTGGCGGGCTTGCCAAATATCTACTGCCAAAATCATCGCTGCCTCGCGCACGCTGGCTGTAGTGGCGTATGAGGCTGTTTTAGTATCCTCGCCTGTAGCTGTGCCATAAGGCAGTACACGTCTAAAGTTTTGGTTTGCCGCTGTCTTGGCATATTGGATGAAGCTGTAGCCTGCAGGGTTTTGAAAGTATTGTAGCTGTAAATTAAAGGCTGGCAATATGTTGCCTGTGCCTGTACTAAATGGAATTGTGCCTGTGACTGTATATGTGCCGTTAAATGTTGAACCAGCCCCGGCGATCGTTACAGACTCGGAAGTAGTAAAGATGCCAGGGTTGGCCAGCATTACGGTAGCCACGTTACTTACTAACGCAGTTCCCACTACCGCAGCGCTATCGAACCATAGAAAACTATTGATTTGATCCTGGGCCGCCTGGCAGCACGTTTCGACATCGCTGTCTGAGTACAAGGTGCCAATGCCTAAATTTGCACGTAACTCAGCGACCGTTACATACGTTGCAGGCATTTTGTACTCCTTTTGTGTTATGGGGTCGGTGGGGTCAAGGGCTTAGACCCCACCGACTTCTAGGGATTTAGTTTAGGTTAAACTTAACGATACCGTTAGGCATCTTGGCAATAGTTGCCATGTAACCGTAGATCGCTACCTGTACCTGTAGGTTTGAAACTACGTTTACAGACATGTAATTTGTCGCGCTGCGGTAAACAGTAAATGCCTCAGGTGCAAGAATTACAGCTGAGTCATCGATGGTTGTAGTGGCTGCGAAGTTCTTATCGACATAAAGATCGAGTCCGAGTACGTTGCCGCGAATTGAACCAGGCTGTACTGCGCCGCCTGCGTTCATTGGTTGTGATGCTGAGTAAATTGGGCGGCCTGTGCTATCTGTAGACCCCATGAGTAGTTGCCATTGTGATCCGTTGGCGATGTAGTTATTTGCAAAAAATCCTGTGGCTTCGTAAACCTTACGAGCCGCATCGCTAGCAAATTCGATTACGCCGTCAGATGATGCATCGCAACCTGATGAATACTGACCAGCTGCAACTAGGGCAGCAAGTACTGTTGTATCTAGTCGTGTTAGGTATGCATTTTGTAGTTGTTGTGTAAGTTCAGCATAGAAGTTTGGATCAGAACGCTCTAGCAGTTCAACGCTTAGTGTGTTCATACCTGAGTACTTAGAAACTGTACCTGTGAGGTAAGCAGTTTCCATACCGACATTTGCTACGGCTCCAGCTTCGGCTTCAACAGTAACGCTTGGTGCAACGCCTGTACCGCCGCCTGCAGATGTAACCAATGAAGGCACGTTAATTGTCATGCCGCTTGTAGGTAGAACACCCTGTGAACACGCATCAATGGCAGGTGTGCCAAAACGTGTGTTAGTTGGGAATTCTGAAAGGTACTGTGTTGGATTAAATGCCGGGTTAGTTGCAAAACTATCATCGGCTGCAGTTACGTAAAGACGTGACTCGTCATTACCTAGTGCGGCTTTAATCTTGTGCTCGGTGTATGCGCCCATTGAAGTAATAGGTGTGCGTACTGTCTGGCTGTTTAGTGCTGACGGAAGGATAATTTTACGAGCTGCTTCTACTACTGGCGTAGCCGCTTCCTCTGCCTTATCCTCGCTTGGATTTTCGGGGGCTGTGGTCACAGCGGCCTCGCTTTCTGTTTCGGTCTCGGTTTCGGTTGTTGTGCTTTCGATATGTGTAACTGTGGTGCTTACTTTCGTAGATGTAGATGCTTCTACTTCTACCAATTCTGCTTGCGCAGAAATACTTTGCACGGCTGCCGACTGGAAGGCGGCCGACTCTACGAGACTTACCTCGCGTAGATTTGCAGCCGTGACCAAGAGGTAGCCGTCTTTTGGCTCTGAGGCTGTAACTTCAACCCCAACGGATAGGCCATCCATCAGCTGTTCTTGGGCTAGCAAAATTGCATCGCTACCGGCGGTGCTACGGCTTACAGAAAATGAGGCATACATACCTTGATCGTCTGCGCTGTACGTACGCATGCGCCCTACGACTTTTGAATTATCGTGAGACATAAGCAATTTGACCTTATTGGCATCTGCAATTTTAATACTGCCATTTTTAAATACAACCTTGCCTGCAGATGTGTAGCCGACTTCACCGTATGGCGCGATCTTGCCGCTAATTGTGCGCCCTGCTTCATCGGCTGCAGTAATGCTTGCACTAAATGTTAATATCATTTACTTCTCCGTTACCGTAGGGTGTCATGCTTTCCATTTCGCGTGCTGTTTCGATGTCACTAAGTTCCAGTTGTAGCATCTTTTCAATAGCGCTAAGTCTTGCCATTGTGTCTGCACGTAAAAATGTTTCATCAACGTTGAATTTAACAATGTTGCCATGCGCAGTAATGTCATCCATGCTTAGACGTTCCTCGACTGCACAAATGTAAGGCTGCAGGGAATACG